CAATAATGGGAATTAAAACTGCACCGACACCCGAACCAATAATACTGATGTCTGGTGTAGATTTATATCCACTCCCAGAATTTAAAATTATAACTTGCGTAATTTTTCCATTACTGATAATTGGTTGTACCTGAGCATCTTTTCCTTTACTGAGTGTAATGGTCGGTTGGCGATCATAATTTAATATTTCTGAAGAACCATAACCAACTCCTCCATTTTCAAGATGAATTGAAGAAAGTTGACCTCTAACTATAGGTTGAATAGATGCTTTGAAAGTTTCTGTTCCAATAGAAGATATTCCAACCTCTCCAACTAAAGTTGCAGTAATATCTGGATAATTGAAAGTATGAGTTCCTACACCAACAGAATTGATATTTTCATATTGCTTAGTTCTATAATAAAATTCTTTATCCGAACTAATGCCAATTGCGGAAAGTTTGAAAGAATTTTTATCTACAGTGGTTACATAATACTCAGTATTATTTGTAAGACCCTCTGCAACAGAACCTACTACAGTATATTTAATTTTCTCACCATTCTGATAATCATGATTTTGGATTGTAATTATATTTGAAGAAGTGTTAATTCCTGCTATAGATGCAGTTCTTTTCTTTGTTTCATATCCGTTTCCATTATTGACAATGTTAACGGAAGATACAACAGATTTTTTATTTACACTTTGAAGTGCATGTTTACCAATACCAAATGCAGTTAAATTTACTGTGTTTATACCTGATATAACGTCTGCTTGAGTCGGATGCAATTTAACTGTTACATTATCAGATACAGATACAAAGTATAATGCACTAGTGTCTAGACCAACTATAGATTGTTCATCAAAAGTTTTATATATTACTTGCTCTGCGTTTCTAAATTTGTGATATGATGAAAATCCAATTGTATTATTTGTTAATGATACTCTTGCAGATGCTTCATCAGCAAAGAACACTGCAGAGTGGTCAATCAATTTCATATTGACTGTGCCAAAAGCACCCTGTCCATTTCCACCATCAATCTTCAGAGTGGGTTTTGATAGATAATCAAAACCACTGTCTAATACTCTTACTTCTCTTACAGAACCAGATGCCGCGATATATCCAGTTGCACCAGTTCCAACTGCATCACTGATAATTAAATTTGGTGGATTTATAATATCAATATTATTTGTTGGTAGCAAAATATCAACACTTTCAATAGTTCCATATCTTATAACATCTTCAGATTTATAATTTAAAACTTCGACTCCATTAACTAATATCCCAGTAGTACCTGGCAAGGTTTTAGTTTTAATTCCTTGACTCTTTGGAGTAGAAATTTTCCTTAAAAGTTTTTGAGATTTTAATGTTTTATTGAAAGCATTAAAAGGTTGAATAGAACTATCAGTTACTGTAGTAGAGTTTTCAACAGATACAAACTTCCCAATGTTAATATCATCCCTACTTTTTGCAAACTTTAAAGTAAATCCATCTACTCTTACTACAAAATAAAGTCCATCTTCAAATAAACCGGTATTTCTTTTTTGCCTATTCTTTACAGTTCCTGAAGAATCAACATATTGCTCCTCTACTGTACTTGCAGAATAATAAACTGCCTCCCCTGTATAAAATCCATGCTCTGTGCCTGGGGTTATTTCAAGTTCAGATCCAATAAACGTTCCAGAAAAAGTTAATTTTCTTGGGGTAACTTCAATTGGTTGAGCATTGTAAGAAGGAATCGATGGAGATGCAACAATATATTCTTCTTCATCATTTTTATATACATTATCAACTCCTGTTGAAAATGAAGTAATATTTGGAAACGTATTTGAAGATCCTTTTTCAATTTTTCTTTGTACAAAAGAAACTTGTGAATTTTGTAAAGTTCCCTGACCTCTTACTCTAAAAGATTTTTCATTATCAATACTAATTACAGTAGAGGAAATTTTTGTTCCGTTTGTTAAAACAATAAAGATGCCATTACCAATTTTAAGGTAATGATTAGATTTCAGATTAATTACGTAAGTAAAGTCTGAAGAATCAATTAACTCCAAACTCTCTACACGGTAACGAGCAGATACGTTATACTCCCATTTGTTAGTTTTTAAATTATTTTCGGAAATTCCATATGTAGTTACGTTTGCCGTAGTTCCTTTTACAAAAGAACTAGTATTTTTTGGCAACTTTGCCGAATTATATACGGACGATATTCTAACTTTAATTATATCATCTTGATTTAATTTTGATCTACCATATGAAAAGGTATTAATTCCAACTGTACTTGCGTCAGCAATATCTCCATTTAAATTTGTTACACCAAAAAATTGGGTTAATGATTTAGATGTATATGATACTACACCAGTTGTGGAATCTGTATAGTTTACATATAGTTCACCGATAGTCCCAAACCCAACAGTGGAATCAACATCGAAAATGGTAGAACCAGAAGAAACTGCTCCGATGACTCTTGTGGATGGTTCTACTTTAAACGTACCATACTCTACTCCATCTACACCAATATCCCTATTATATCCCCCATCATAATTTAATTTATAGAAACTTTGTCCATATCCAACTTCTATTTTTTCTACAGAAGTTATTGGAGCGTATGCTCTATTAATATTTTTATCAAACTTATATGCATCTTGATAAAAAGTTGCTGTATCTAAATTTTCTGGATCACCAGAAATAGGTTCTACAATTAATTGCTTTACAATCTCATATCTAGCATTAGATGGAGTAAACAAAAACTCCGATGGTCTAACAACAGTAACATCCTTATTGTATAATGCTTTGAATAAAATTTTATAAGATTGATCAGTTCCTTTACTAAGGTAAAAATCTTTAGACTGTTTTGTAAAAATATTTTGATTAAGATCTTCAGTTAGAGTTCTATTCTCTAATCCAGGAAGAAGTTGATTTTTTGTTTTGAGTAAAAATTCTTTTAAAAATAAAATACTGAGGTTTTCAATAACTGAACCTGCAGTATGATCATCATATTCGCTTTCTTCAAATATTAGTTCATTACTATTTGTACCACTCTTATATGAGGTAATTCCTACAAATCCTCTTCTACATCCAGTAAAAGAATAATCCGTTTTTCCCGTATATGTGATTATTTCATTATCAATCTTAAGCAGTCCATAAGAATCTGGAAATCCAATTGTCCCTGTGGGAGATTTTACAGGGTCTACGCTAATTGTTTTACTATAAAAGCTTAAATCCCCTTGCAGAACTGCAGATTCGACTACATTTGATGTTTCATCTAGTTTAATGTATTCATCAATATTTTGAATTATATCAATAGGTCCACTCTTATACTCTTGTCCGAGATAGTACTGCTTTAAAAAACTGGATACTAAAGGATAATCTTCCTGCACATACTGAGGAAGTTGACTAGAAACAACGCTGTTAAGTTGGACTCTGTTTTTTGACATTTTATGGATTTATCGTCTTAGTATGAAGAACTTGATCCTGAGGATCCAGATGTGGATGTAGTTGATGTAGAGGGGGTTGAACCTGTTGTACCACTTGTAGTAAACGCTCCACCAGTGGTGCCTGTAGTCCCTTGTGGGGTGCTTGTAGTAGATGTACTACCACCTGCCCTCACTAGATTGCCATTTACATAACTTGGTGATACAATGTAATTTGATGCCGATGGATCTAATCCAGAGGATATTTCATCAACAACCATTTCAACATTGCTACCCCCTATATCTAGTTGCAAATAAAGATCCTGTAATCCAATAACATCATTAGATAAAGGAGATGCTTCAATTTCTATGGTTTGAATTCCATCTTTAATTTTTGCTGAAACGACATTAATGGGATTGAGAGTTATAACTCCAGAGATATAATTAATGGTTCCAGCGTTTCTTCTTACAATAGTAGGTGATTGAGACCCAATAGATGGAACCGTAAACAAGAATACCGTACCATTTATTCTATTAGTATCAGGAATGTCTCCTAAGTAGACTGGTTCATTAATGCCTACTACATTAAACCCTGAAGATTTGATATTGTAACCAGTCATCGATTTAATATAGAATTCATTACCAAATCCAATTGAATATTCTGCAAAAGAATTAGTAACAACTCTTAAGTCTCTTCTCATTTTGACTGTTGTGATATTAGAAGTCACTGCTTCGTGACTATCATCAATAATTTTCAAAAACTTACTATATTTAAATCTAGCACCGTACTTATTCATTTCAGAAGATTCAGAATACTTATTTGCGTTATTCTGAATAATAGTAGACACTGCAGCTGCAGATGGTGCCAAGTTCGTGTTATAATAAACTTTACTATCAATTTCCAAATACAGATATTTCAAATCCAAGATTTCTGGTACAATTCCAGCAACAGCATATTGCTTTAGTTTTGTTTTGATGTTCTCTTTCATCAAATTTGGTAGGAAATCACCAAATCTTGGTTTTATACTAATGAAAACTTTGCCATATTGTGGTGGAATTAACTCTTCTCCTCCAAAAACCGAAATTGATTCAGTTTCAGGATAAATTCTTGCTGGAATTAGCGTTTCATAATCATTTGCAGTTAATGCTCTGTTTTGAGATGCATATATGCGAGGTGCAAACTTTTTAATTGACTCAACACCTTCAATTGACTCACCTCCAGATGCAGTTATACCTGTGGTGAGTGCAGAAATACCAGAAGTGACAACGTACTCGGCAGAATTGCGAATATATTGAAGTCTTCCAGAGAATTTGAAGTTACTGACTCCGTTTGCAGCATCTCCACTAGAAGTAATGTAATTTACAGTGATAAAATTGGAGTCTTCAAGACGTTTACCAAAAATACCGTCTCCAAAAATGATTTGATATCTTTCATCATCAACTTCTTGGATAAAGTAAACTGCCGAATTGCCATCAATATTAAATAAACTGTTTTGGAGACTATATTTTACATTTCTAGAAGATTGTTGACTTGGTTTAACAGAAACCGTCATTAAATCACTATCAATACCAACATTATCCAAAATAAACTTTTGTTCTGGGTTTCTTGCGTTATAAGTGAAGTTAGAACTTACTAAATTACCTTCATAAATGGGAATATTGTTAAATTGTGCTGTATCATTGACAACAGGAACCGTAACATCCTCTAAAATCGAGAAAACAAACGATTGAGATCCAAAAGAACTAGAAGAACTTGCTACAACTCCTTTTTGAAGGGTAATTGTTGCTGGTGAAGGTGAAAGATTACTAGTGTTAACAAAAAATGTGATGGTAGCACGGGCAGCTTTCCTTGATTTTGGTGTGTACCCAATATTTCTTGCTAAAGAGACTACATTTTCTCTTAAAGTCGCACTATCAATAAAAACTTCATTTGCAACCATGTTTGCATTGTATGAAGTAATATAGGTATTGTATGCCAAAACATCAAGAATAGTAGAAAGGTTTGATCCTTCAAAATCATAGTCTGTAAAACTAGAATTTTCCTTTAAATATTCTCTAAGCGTTGTTTTAACCTGATTAAAATCCAGGTTAGTGAAATTTGATAGTGGCATTTTTTACCTGGTTGGTTGCAAAACGAAATCTAATGATTGTGGGGGTATATCAGCACCGATGACACTGTATACTATTGCTACATTCATTACATTTCCGTCATAATCAGGAATAACGAATACATCTGACAATTTAACTCTAGGTTCATAGTTCAAAATAGATTGAACTATCTCGTCTCTAATGTTAGAAGCAGTAACAGGGTTAATATTCTCAAATAAAAACCTGGAAACGCGAGAACCGAAGTCCTCATCAAAAAATTTCTCTCCAGGTTGCGTAAATATGATATTTTTTACTGAACGGGCAATTGCAGTCTGATTTTTAAGTGTTACAAGATCATCATTCAGAGGGTTTCTCTGAAAAGTCATGCTTACATCTTTAAAACCTTGACTTACCCGTTGTATCGGCACACGAATATAGCGATTATCTTTTATTTATTAGGGATTAGGATCAAAAATTTCACCATCAACGTCCAAATTATCAGTTTTGGAGGTTAAATCGTCATTTTCAATCTCTTGAAGTACTTTTTTGACGGGTAATGACCAATAATCAGAGGTTAAACTCGTTGTTCCCCATACTTCACGCATAAAATCTTTATTTCTATTCGGATAAAGTTCATCAGACATCGGTGTTTTCCTCTTTGTTGGGTGATTCTTCACGTTCTTTAGCAGTTTTCCAAAAATATTCATCCTCACGACCCATACCGAGACGCTCAAATCCATTTTCAACTTGATAATATTGAGTTGATACCTTGAAGTCAGGCATTTTTGGTTCGACAGGTGTCAAACTGTTATCAAAGATACGCATTCTATTGTTTGGATACAGTGCATACTGTCCATTCTCTAATTCAATTAGATTATGTGACTTATGCTCTGCTGGATTTTCACTTGTAGCATAGTCAACTACTTCAGGATCTTGATGGTAGTTATCTATTGTACAAATGTATGTACCTTTTTGATTCCCAAAGTCGCGAGTATACAATTCATAGTCCATAGAACCAATGAATTGCTTTGTAATTGCAACTACACCATAGTCCATACAGTTCCAAAACTGTAGGTTGGGTAGATTCATATCAGGATCAGGAGTCTTTGGTGACGAGACAAACGCGCTTATAGGCAGTTTATCGTACATTGCAGCATACTCAGGTAAGTACGTCTCAAAATAAAAAGTGCGCCCAGGTATCGACTTACACGATACCCAAACGCCTTTTACAAATTCGCCATGACCACTTTGGTGATCAGTCAAATATTCTTTACGTACCCAGACCTCTACCGAGGGGAGATTGCAAATAAGAGCAGCCATTATGTATTAATGTATCTGTTCTATTTACCCTGCCCACGATATCTTTTTTTAGACTTATTACGAGAAGTCGCAGATGTTAATGTATTCTGCGAATTCCCTTGACGAGTTTTCTTCGGTTTTGCAGGAATATAATTCCCCCCTTTCATCATCATAACTTAGTACCTCTTAGATTACGCGAGTTTTTTCGTGACCAACCCTGATACGAGGATCGCACCAGATATCAAATCCAGCTTCCTTTGCATCAAGACAGAATGAGACATCCTCACCACACATGTCCTGTACATTTCCACTCTCAAAGACTTGCATCTTAGGAGCAAACCAAGGATACTCTAGATTCTCAAAGACTCCCTTCTTCACTAATACCCATCCAAATCCAGTGTAATCAACTGTAAATGGTTTCTTACGCTTCTGAATGGAATCGACAGTTTCGTGATTCATCACTCCACCATTAGTGCGGAACTCTTCTTCCTCTAACCAGTGAGCAACTGAAGTTGTGTGTCCATCTTCAGTGGCATACCATCCAGAAGTAATTTCCTTCTCTGCACCTTCTGCAGGAACAGCAAGATCGCAGAGTTGCCAAAACTTATTTGTATCGAATACGATATCTGAGTCGATCCACAGTTGATAGTCATATTGCAACTTTCCATCCCAAGGAATCTGCTTAGGACCACGTAGGACATTTGCACCTAAACACTTACAACGTGCAAAGTTAACCATTGATGAGTAGTCTTGACTGATCTGAATACTCATGCCATTCTGTACCATGTCAAAGCACAGTTGTACGAAATTCTTTAAGAAGATAAAAGAACATCCTCGTCCAGGAAGACAAAATACAATTGTCTTTCCTTTCATCCTTTCCTTAATTGCTGCAATGTCCCACTCAGGTGTCTGAGTCTTCTTGGGTGCATTTGCCTTTACAGTAAATCCTTTTGCCATGTTTTTGAAATTACTTCAGTTCAATTCTACCAGTGTTTATGTAGTCTGTCAATATGATTCGTCTCCTAGAGGTTCTGTAGAAGAACCCGTACTACATCCTCCATGGTGCCGAATTACTTCCTCATATGATAAATCCTCAAAGGTGTAATCAGTCTTCATTAGACCAACCATACCATTGAGGGCGTTCCATGTATTATTAAATTGTTGCTCAGTTAAATTGTTGTATATACATTCTTCTTTTGCATAGATGTGATAAACCTTTTCCATTGGTTTTTTACCTCCGGGAATTTTTTTTGGCACGGGAAAATTATTTTTGTTTTATATATCTAAGTCGAATTGTCACCTCTGTAGGTTAGGGTAGTATGCGGTTTTTATATACGCCCCCATAAAACAAAACAACTGTCATATCACCCCTCATCATATCACGGAGGGAGACTGATGTCAACCCCCGTGTTATAAAGTATCAGAAACTCATGTCTTCTCGCGCTGTTAAATAAGCATCCAATTCCTCCGTGGTAGTAAAGTTGTCGATAAGGCATTGATACTCATCGAGATCAATAATTTTTAGATCGATGAGGTTGTAGAGTGCCTTTGTGAATTCTTCAGTGTGAATCAAAAGAGTGCTGCTAAGTAAAGAGAAATCAGAGACCGGCAAGGCGGTCGCGTGCTGCTGCGATTCGGTCTGCCTTTGCCTGGGCAGCAAAGCGGCGAGCGTTGGCATCCTTATCGCCTACCCACTGCCGACCAAGACCAGTGACCTGGGTGATGGTGCCTCCCTTGCCGGATCCAGTGGCATGGGATGCGGTCTGCCCGTCTCCCTTCTGAAC